AACTACTCAACTGGTTTCCCTGTACGTCAGGAAGTTGTTCTTTCAGATAAGCAAGACTTCTATGCTCAAGCAAAACGTGAAGATGCTGGTGTAGTCTTCTACACAGGTCTAAACTCTAATGGAGACCTTTACATAGGTAACAAGAAGATCAACGCTATTACAGGCGAAGAGACCTTCCTTGAGCAAGCAGTTCTTCAAGAAACAGAGGATGATGATGATAAGATAGGTGCATTAGTAACAACATTTGATACTGCTGTTACATTCAATGATAAGATCACTGTTGAGGGTGAGGCATTCTTCCAAAGTCCTGTAACTATTAGTGTTGATCCTACTGATCCTGCTAATCTTTGGTCTTTACGTGTCCATAGTTTAATTGATTCTACAACTGATGATCCTACAGTTGCTCGTCAAAGTTTCAGGAATAATTTAGATGGTGACATTGTTCTAACCAAGAACCAAGTTAATTCTGCTATCTTTGCATTCAACCCAAGAGGAACTTTATCTAATCCAGGTCAGTCTTATACTATTAAGACACACTTTGCAGCTAATGCTCCATCAAATATTACACCAAATCAATCTGCTGTATACAGTCCAGGTACTAGTGGTACTTCATTCTATACCTCACAGAATGTTGCATATGGTCCTAATTCACCAGTAGATGGAGATATTCTTCTTAAAGGTAGGGAAGTAGGTAAGTCTGGTTCATGGGGATGGATCTATGCAAACTACTATACAGAGGTTAATGATACTAATATTCTTAAGGCAACTGCTAACAATACTACAACAATAGAGATTGAATGGAAAGTTGGTACTAATAATGTTGGTGTTGGTGCAAAGGTAGGTAGTTTAATACGTATTTCTAACTTTAGTAATACACAGGTTAATGGTATCTGGACTATTACCAAGGCAGATCAGTCGGGTGTTGATAATAATAAATGTGAGTTTGCTGTATTCAATAACATTGGTTCTGAAGTATTTGATTGGGACTCACAAGGTGCTAGTGTTAAATTAGAGATCTCTAGTTCTAGTTGGAAGGAATTGGGTGTAATCGGTGCTGAAGCATTACGTACAAAGACAGAGGTACCAGGCGATCTTCAGTTAGGAGTTAACACAATTGCTAGAATGGCAATTGAGGGTGCTTTAGATGGTCATGTATCTGATGATACAGATCCTCGTGCTAACCTAGATGTTGTTGGTACAGCATTCATCTCTGGTAGGTCTATTGTTACTTATGATGCTACTGGTGCTGTTACAGCAAATAATTATCTATCTGAATCTTCAAATAATAAGACATACTTTGATGTAACAAATGCATTCTTGGTTGGTGGTGATAGTTCTACTCCAAATAATGTTGCTACATTACGTGTTGCTACATCAGACCCTGCTTCTCCAGGAAGTACTTATCAGTCTGGTGGTAGACTTGGTATTAATACTACCATTGGTGGAGGAGCAGATAAGGAATTAGATAGAAACTTGGTTGTTGTTGGTGATGCTAGAATCACTGGTAATACCTTGATTGAAGATGACTTGAGTGTTGATGGTGGTGACATTAACAGTACTGCTGAAACATTCAATTTCCTTAATACTGATACAGACTTCTTCAATGGTCTAAACAATGCAGAGTCTATTGTTCTTGGTAATAGTACTACTAGTACACAAACAATAAGCATTGGTAATAGTGTTGCTGATAATAAAACCCATACATTTAGAATGGGTGCTGGTGCTGGTACTAGTGTACTTGAGATACATAAAGACACTAAAAATGCTATCGTAGATATTGCTAGTGCTTCTGATGAGGTATCGAGTAGTTGTACTATCACTCTTGGTGGTGCTGCTGCGAATCCTGCTAGTTCAACACTAATTGGTACATATCAGACAAAAACTGCTGGTACTTTAGAGATTGGTACTTTCCCTGGTACATCCGAGACACGTATCTTCAGTCAAGCAAGTAAGGTTAATATATTTGATGGTACTGATACCACTCAACTTACATTAGGTATTCAAACTTCTAAACTTGATATTGGATCTCTTGGTGGTTTTACTACTGTAAGGAATAATCTTAATATTCTCGCAAGTACAACTGGTTATTCTGATATTAAACTCGTTGGTGGACAGAAAGCAGGTATCATTGAGATAGAAAGAAATAGGTTTGATGCAGGATCTTCAGCACATATTGTCGGTTCTCTTGAGAAACCTAACGTAGACTTCCTTAAGTATAGTGATACAGGTAAGTTGATTGATACACAGGGTGTTGGACCTTGGGGTGGAGATTCTTATCTAGTTTCAGCAGGTCAAATTGTTGCTATCGATAATATTTCTCCAGCACAAAGTGGTGATTGGGTTGCTAATACTACATACTCATTCTTATCAGCTGATGGTGGTGCTGGTGAAGGAGCATTATTTACAGTTACCATTGATGGTAGTGGAAATGCTGCTATTGCAACAGTTTCTTCAGGATCTGGTTATGTAGATGATGATGATCTTGTAATAACTGGTGCTAAACTAGGTAATCCAAGTGCTCCTAATCTTACATTTAAAGTTAATGGTGTTGATTCAGGTGGTTCTTTATATTACCTACCAATAACACAACCTTCTATTAATGACTTTAAGATTGGTGAGTTACTACTAATCGAAAGAGGTCATGCTAACTCTCCAGATTCTGTTGATTCTAATGGTAATCCAGTCGTAGCAGACCAATCACTGAATGAGATAGTTAAAGTTGAAGGGTTAATTAACATTACTAATCCTAATGATCCAAAAGGTTATAGATTAGCAGTTAGTCGTCAACTTGATGGTACTAAAAAGTATACTGATCACCCTGATAATTGTGTCATTGCTAGACTTGATAAGCAAGTTAACGCAACATTCATTACAGGATTTGATTCTGATAATAATGGTGAGTTAGATCCTATATCAAGTCTCTTGATAGATGATGGTGATATTGATACTTTGGTTTCTAATGATACAAACATTCTAACTATTAACTGGGGTAATGGTAAGACTAATGCTGATTTAAGTATTGATTATGGTGAGTCTATCGCTATCAGTGGTAGCACCACAGGAGACTTGAATGGTGAGTGGGTTGTGCAGACTGGTTTAACTCCTAGTGGCACATCATGTACAGTTAAGTTATCAGGTAATCTTGCTGCTGGTACAGTAACATGGAGTGCTGAACCACAAGAAGCAGAGTTGAGAGTCAAGAATGCTTCTAGTATTCCTGATGATACAGCAGATATAAGGATAGGTGTTGCAGAATTTGGTGGAGTTTTAACTACATCTGATTATCTACTGCTATCTGATGCAGAGATAGTTAAGGTTAAATCTCTTATCAGTACAGAGGTTAAATCTCTTATTGTAACTGATGGTGGAGATCCAGTTAATAGGACTTTTGAAGTACAATCATTAACAGGAAATACCAAACTACAAGGTAACTTGAATGTTGGTCAAGGATTTGATAAACTGACTGTTAGTGGTCTTACAGGTGATACTACTATTGCTGGTAAATTAACCCTTGAGAATACATTTACTCTTAACGGTTCAGTAGTAGAGGAGACAGAGTGGTTTAGATTAACTAATGGTGGATCTGATACCATCACAAAGAGAACTACATTAGAAGTTGATACTGCAACTGGTGATTTAACCATTAATGGTGGTGATATTGATATATTTGGTGAGGATGGTACTACACCAAGATTGACATTTGATAATTCATCTGGTGACTTTACAACATATGGTTCATTCTCTGCTTTAGGTACAGGTACAAGTACATTTGGTGGTGATATACTTGCAGCAGGTGATCTTACTCTCAATGGTGGTGATCTAACAATCAATCATAATGGTAATAAGATCTTCAGTGTTGAGAATGACGGTGCTGTTAATATTGCTGGTATATCTAACTACTTCACCCAGACAGGTGGTAGGAAGTGGGAATACTCTGCTGACTTTGAGGTTGTTGCAGAAGTCAATACAAATTATGTGTTAGATGTTTCACAGAATACAGTTGTTAAACTACCAAATAATCCATTAATCGGTGATATGATTCGTATCATAGATATAGGTGGACTATTAACATACAATATGTCGTTGGTTGTTAGAGCAGCAACAAATGTTAAGATACAAAATGCTAGTGATAACACAGGACAAGCAATGTTATCAGGTAATACTGCTGACTTGAGTTCTTATGATGGTGGTGAACTAGTTGTTCAAACTCCATTTGCTGGGTTTGCATTATTATACGTAGGAAATAGTACACCTGATGGTGGTACTGCTGCTCCTACATCAAAAACAGGTTGGTATCTAATAGAAGTATAAATGTTTTATCAAGAATCTAAAACTGCTAAAGGAGCAGCTATTGGTACAATTATGCCATGGGGTGGAGGTATAACTTCTATCCCTAGAGGTTGGATTGTTTGTGATGGACAATTTGCAGATGCTGCAGCATATCCATTATTAGCTCAAACTATTGGTGACACATATAATACTGGTACTAGTTCGTTTGCTGGTAATTTCCCAGCATATACAGGAACAATTAGGTTACCAGATCTTAATCAGAAAGCACTGATGGATATGGAGGATGCATATTTTGCTGGTGGTGGTTCACCTACTGGTAGAAATGCTGATGAGGACGCTGATGCAAGACTATTGTTACAAAATAAGATAGGTACACACGAGAGTCAATCTATTACTACATCATTTACTGATGTTTATACTGATGTGGTATTCACTCTTGATGAAACTACTGATTCTACAGATTATCAGGGGAAGATTACAGGTCATACTAAAGAAGATGGTGATGCGTATAAAACATTGTACATAGGACCAAGAAAACTTGGTAGAAGGCATGTACCAAGGCATGGACATCGTGGATCATATCCTACTTTATCACAAAATAGTTCAACACAACCAGGAGATGGTGTTATACCTTTTGGTGAAGTAGAATATACTGTAAGATTCCATGCTGTTGACAACGAATGGGGTGATGATGTAGGTGATACATATTATTGGGGTTGGACGGATGATGTAGAAGGTGCCCAAGAAAATAATTATGATTGGTATGAGACAGCATCTAGATTTACTGCTCCTGGTATAAGTGTTGGTACAAGATATAATGATCATTCAGATTATGAACTCCCAACACCAACTGATTGGTATCCAGCATCAGCACCAGGAGCACCATATACTATAAATTCAGGAAATTTAGGTTCTAGTGATAATTTGTATCAATTATGGTGGCCAGATGACACGAATACTATTGATACAGGGCACATAGGTCTTGATAATGGTTCTTCTGGTGTTGTTTTAGCAAAGGTTGAATCTACACCACCACCATCTGATTTGAAACCATTGTGGGTTACTGATAGTCCAATTTCTGAAAAATTATTTAAAGTAACAGATACTCATCCTAATGGACCTAGAATAGATGATGCAACAACATACATGTATGGTATTACTGGAAGCGAAAATGTTGGAGAAAAAGTTCCTGATGGTTACAGAAATTATTATTTACCAGAAGGTACAACTACATTACCATACTTACCAGGTGGAACAGTAGATGTTGCTAATACAGAAATGCAATACGGAAAAGATGCTTTGCGTAGTACTTTAATGAGTCATCCTGGATATAATTTTACTAATCCATTGTCAGATGCGAATGATTCTATCGTTCCACATGATCATGATTCATTTGATGTTGAATTTGATAGTACGAGATTAAGAGCATCAACTAGTGTTATTGCTAATGTAAATATACCAACACAGGCAGATTTTTTGGGCAATGATGAAAATAAAAATGCCCTACAAATAGATTTTAATGTAGCACAACCACAAATGACTTGTGTTTATATCATCAGAGCATACTAATGGCAAAATCCAAATCTATTAATTACACTAGACAGAAGGCATTTTATGGTGGAATAGTTGGAACTATTCAACAAAATGCTTTAGAAGGTGTCCTATTGGATAAAGATCCTTTAAATCCTATATTCAAGGACAATCTTCCTGCAGGATTTTTAGCTTGTGATGGTCGAGTATACAATGTTAAAGATTATTATTGTTTAGCACAAACACTTGGTATTGGTGATGATTGTAGATTTAAGAAAGATAATGTAACATTAAGAAATCCAGATTTAGAAACAGGTGATCTTGGATCGTTTCAAGTACCAGATTTAGGATCTAAAGTAATGGTTGGTGGTAGAGGTACTGGAACATATGATAATTTAACTAAAGAAGATAAACCAAATATTAATAGAGTTGGTGTTGAGGTAGACGCAAGTACTAATGTTGGTGGTAGAATTAATTGCAATTATAATGGATATATGCAAATTGATGCTGACCTTGATATTCCTTTTAATGGAAATATCAAATATAATATGATCAGGAAATCTAGTAAGCACCAAATGCAGCTTGATCAATTTCAAGCACATGCTCACGAGACAACAGAGAACCATCATGTATTAAATTACACTGGAAATGCTAAAATTGATGGTGATGGAAAAGCTAGTGGTGGAGAAGGAACAACAGGTAATCCATTTGTAAATGTTAATGCTTTTGCTGGTAATGAAATACAATATACTAATGAAAGTACATCAACTTCTACTGACGGACATGATCATGCATTAACTAGACCAGAAAGTTATGCTTCTAATTTTAGTTACAAGTATGATACTAAAAATGTTAATTTAGATGGTTTACAATCATATATCGATGTGGATGTAACAAGTCTGGATGTTCTAAATCAAGTAGTAACACCATTTATTATGGTTCATTATATAATTAAATTTTAGTAGGTATAACAAATGGCATTTGCTTGGGGTAAGTATTATAGAGGAAATTATACTAGCACGTATCCAGGAACTGGTATTTGTGTAAATCAGTATAGTTGGTTTCCTGATGGAAGTAATTGGGTTTATGACTCTATAACCTATTGGTACCAATGGGCGTTTAAAAGGAATGCTGAAGCAGGTGGTACTTATTATTGGTACAGTGTTTTTACTTCACCATCAAATAATTTTGTTGATGGTGGAACTGGTGCTAATTCTACTTACGACACTCCACTTTTTCTATTCATTTATAATGCTGGTGTTGCTAATGGTGAATATGGAATAAATCATCACTGGTTGGGTGCTGGTACATGTCCCATATATGGATGTACAGATCCAGTAGCAGAGAATACATGTACGAATGGGTGTACACATGATGATGGGTCATGTACATATATTTGGGGATGTACAGATCCTGCTGCCACTAACCACAACCCTGCTGCCACTAGAGATAATGGAACATGCAACTATACTGTATACGGTTGCATGGATACAACTGCCAATAATTATAATGCTAATGCTAATGTTAATCAGGGGTGCACCTATGATCAACCAACTGTTTCTTTAAGTGCTAGTCCAGGTTCAATAGTATCAGGACAATCTAGTACATTGACATGGAATACAGATTATGCTGTAACTGGTACAATTCAACCGATAAACTATAGTATAACACCAATAAGTAGTGGTGCGAAGGTTGTTTATCCTACATCTAATACAACATACACTATAACTGTTTATGGAGTACCAAATGGTGGTAAGTCTGCTTCTGCTACTACATCTTTAACTGTTTATACACCACCACAAACAAATATATCGTTAGCATCTAGTAGTATTCCTGTAGGATCTTCTACACAATTAAGCTGGGCTACAACTGGAGATGCTAGTTCTGCTACTATCAACCAAGGTATTGGAAATGTTCCATTAAGTTCAAATACTACAGTAAGTCCAACATCCACTACCACATATACTATTAGCGTTAGTGGAAGTGGTGGTAGTGATAGTGATAGTGTTACTCTTACTGTGGTACCAGCACCTACTGCTAGTATTAGTGCTTCACCAAGTCCATTGCCATTTGGAACTAATGTAACATTAACATATAGTAGTACTAATTCTACTGTTGTTACTCTATACAGGTATTATACTATTGATGGTGTTATTACTCAAATGTTAACAACATCTCTAAATGTAAACAGTACTAATACTACTGTAACAGATACAATTGACTGGGCTAATACTTATAATGGAATTAATTCAACATTAGATGCAGTAAAGTATACAATTTCAGCAACTAATGGAGTTACTACTGTATCTGATGATACTCCTACGATTTCCACATTAAGTGATATGATGCCTGATTTGATTAGTATTCCAGATTCAGGTCCAGTACCACCAGATGATGAACCAGTAATATCACCAGATACAGAGACAAATTCACTATTGGTTGATGATATTGATTTACCAGTTGAAATTACAGCAGATTATCCAATCAAAGTTGAAATTGATGATGATAATAATTGGCAGGATGTTCAGGAAACATAGCATAAATAGCTACGATACCTATAGATAAGAAATGACTACGTATCAATTTGGAAATACCCCAGTAACTGTCAGTGAGGGACAAACTGTTCGTTTTAGGTTTAAAGCACCTTCGGCATGGGATAGTAGTCAAAATATCACGGTAAAAGTTGGTCTACAAACTACTGTTTGGAGGATTCTCACACTTCCTCAAGATTTTGCTCCAGACGCATTTACATTTACAACATTAGAGAAGGCAGAACCAGATACTCTTTACACGTATGGTGATGGTACTAGGGCAGGAGAATCTGTTGTTACTGTTGCTGGTTTAACTGCTGGTTCAGAAGGTCAAGTAGGACTAACAACTTCACATATAAATCCAACTATTAGTGATGTAGCAGTAAGACGCAAGAGGTTAAGTCAAGATGTTAACGCTACATGGAGTAATTGGGAGATCCCAACTGGATGGACTGCTGCAAATGGTGATCTATTACAAGTAAGATTAAAGTCTAATGCTAACTTCTCACAAAATTCTTATCTTAATCTAACCGTTGGTACAAGGACAGAGAAGTGGACTATTTGGACTAAAGATCAAGCACCAAATTTCCCAGATCCAGCACCAAATTTTTTATGGTTAGAGGATCGACCATTAGATAGTGATATCTATAGTAATATAGTCCAGATTCAGGGTATGAATGATTTTGGAATAGTATCTAGTGATAATGGTGCGAAGATTGGTATATCAACTACTGGTGCTTATACTACAAATGATGATGGGTATAATGTATTATCTGGAGTAACATTTGTTGATTCCTCAACTCAACCTCAAATTACTAATACTCAATACATACAGTTGATGGTGAGATCATCAGCAACTGCTAATACTGCTATTGCAAATGTAATTACCATTGGTACTGGTGGAGGAGGAGCAATATGGAGAGTCGAAACAGGTGATTTACCATCAATTACTCCTGATACCTTTATATTTTCTAATAAGATTGATCAAGATGAAGATACTTTAATTGAATCTGATCAACAACCTACTGGTGGTATTACTGGATTGGGTACTGATGTAGAAGTTCCTGTTACGTTAGTAACTACAACTGGTTCAGCACCAGGTGTTAGAAGAAAACGTGATGGTTCATGGTCTAGTTGGGGTATATTCCCTACATCAGTTGTACTTGGTGATGAGTTACAAATAAGAAATAAATCTAGTGCTACATTTAGTGCTGTAATTTCTACTACTATTAAGGTAGGTAGTAGACAGATAGCACCATGGACTATTACTACAAATAGTGGACCAGATACTGATGCTATCTTCACACCACCAGGAGATTTAACAGGAACTGCTCCAAATACTTTTGTTGTTAGTAGTATTGTATCAGTAACAGGTATCAATAGACCTATTACTATATCTGCTACTAATGGAGCAAAGATATCTGTTGATTTTGGTGCATTTGTAACAGGACCAGTAACATTTGATCCTGATACAAATAGTTCCTTCCAATTACAATTATTAACCAACCAGACTTTATCAGGAGTAGCAGACACAGATGTAACAGTTGGTACTGGTACTACAAATAATCCATTTACATGGACTGCTACAAATTATGCTGTTGTTCCACCACCACCAGAACTTAAGGGATGTTGGTATAGTAAGAAGACTGCATTTGTTGACATGTCAGGCGGTGGTCAAGGTGTCATTAGAGAGAATAAAGAGGATGGATATGCTATTGGTACAGTTCTACCAATACTTAAAGATCGTGTTGATGTTGTTGGTGAACAAGATCCAATGAAACAGTATGGTGATTTAAAGGGAACTCCTGGAACTAGTACAGATTATGGTTCTGGTAGGAGAGATGCAAAATATCCTGGTTATTTGGATTGTGATGGTGAAGAGTATATGGTTGCTGACTTCCCTGATCTATGGTGGGTTATTAAGAATAACTATGCAAAACCTGGTGATGATACATCACAATTTGGTGAATGGAATAACACTACTAAAGTATATACTGGTAAGTTTAGAGTACCAGATTATAGAAATAGAAGGATGGTTGGTCCTGGTCAGGTAGATGGTAATAGAGGAGCATCAACTATATTACCAATAGATACTGGAATACATCCTACTAAAACATTTAATGCTAGAGAAGCAGGTGGTATTGGTGGATATTGGTATGTTGATGATGTGGATGTAACTGCAGGTGATCCCAACCCATATCAGCAGATAATTGGTGATGAAGCTGGATCATCGGGTATATCTAGTGACTTTTTTAACTTTGGTACAGTTAGAACTGTAGTAAATGAACCTATTACTGTAGATATAGAATTTGAGGTTGTTGGTAGTGTTACTGCTACAATTGGACCATTATCAAAAACACAAGTATCAATACCATCACATGAGCATATCTATATTACTGCTGTTCCAGTTGGTGGTGGTGGTGATCCTTTAATTAAATGGAATCAAAGAGCATTATTTGGTTATACTCCATATAATTTCGATAGCACCAATGATCCTAATTCAGCTGTAAACTGGTTGGGTGATAAATTAGGTCGTATAGCATATCCAGCAGAAAATCCATGGGATGATGGAACATATAACTATCCTCCACAATTCGGTGGTCAATATAAAATGTATTGGAATGATCCATCTTCTACTACTGATTTTGCTGATAACAAAGCATCAATAAGGAATCAATGGATAAGTATTTTAACTGGATTTATGCCAAATTTCAAAACTGAATGGGATCAAGTATATAATGTACAAGATCTTGAAGAATTGATAGATGAAATGATGTCTGATATGGATGAAGACCATGGGACACCTGATGATGCTGGTGCTTTAACTATATCAGCAAGAACATGGTGGGTACATCCAGGTGATTCTGTTCAAGATGACTTCTTCGTTGATTTAGGTATTGGTACATCCACAATTTATTCATTAGATACAACTGGTGGAATAGCAGCAGGTACTACAGGTACTGCTACAACAGCATCATCATTAGGTCAAGCAAGGACAAATGGCACGTATGACATATGGAATGCTAAAGTAATGGCTGCTATTGATACACGACCAACTACTTTTAGAGTAAGAGAGTATGCACCACCTAAAATATACGAGGATCAGACTAATGCATCAATTGCCGAGCATAATCATTACTTATCTGATTTGCCATTAACAGACTTAAATGTTGATTATAGTTATGGTAATGATGATGGTCCAGGAGAAAAGCAAGGACTTGGTACTGCTGCTGAACAGAAAGCAATTACATTCGATCAATCCGAAGTAAATCTTGAAATAAACACTGGTACTTTCACCCTAAATAAAGGTGTTAAACTACCTGCACCTAATGTAGCGTTCCATCCTAACAAGAAGGTCGAGTTACTTAACAAATTCCACAAAGTAAAATATATTATTAAAGCATTCTAATTATGACAGAAAAATTGACACCTTATCGTCCTATCAATTTGATGAAGGATGATAAGTTGACTAAAGCATCTTTTGATGACTTTATTGGTGTATGGGATAATTTTGTACCTAAACCATGGTGTGATAGAGTAATTAAATTTGGTAATGCTATGCTTGATCAGAAATTAACTGACAAGATAGATCCAATCATTAATGATGTGCTGCCAGTTACTGCTGATCAAAGTAATGAAATAATGTACATGGATGGTGAAGATTACTACAATGGTAAGCATAATCGTGAAGATCAAGCATTTCTATTAAATTATACTGATTCTGCTTGGACTACACAATGCAATCAATTTCTTAAATCATGTGTCACACATTATATTGATCATTTTAGTGTATTGCAGAGGATGGGTTTTTTGTCATCAGATAGTAAGTTCCAAAGAACAAAACCTGGTGGTGGATATCATGTATGGCATCATGAGAATGGATCATATTATTATGCTCAAAGAGCACTAGTATGGATGATATATCTTAATGATATTGAAGATGGGGGAGAAACTGAATTTCTATATCAAAAGAGAAGAATCAAACCAACACAAGGTACTGTAGTTATTTGGCCTGCTGGTTTTACTCATACACATAGAGGTGGACTGCTATGTGGTGACAAAGATAAATATATATTGACAGGATGGTATACTAAATCTGGAGATCGGTAGATGGTAGTACAAACAAGAAAAGCGATTCTTGAAGTGGATTTTATTAATGAAATAGCAATTTATCATGAAAAAGCATATCTTCTTCCACCACCAAGAAATAATCCTGATGCGATTAGGTATGAGATACCAAAGTATAGCTTCAGAAAGTCTATGGTAGATAACTTCTTAACAGAGGTTGTTGGTTCATATTGGCATGATCCTGGTAAGGATGAATTAGAAACAGTTATATTCTATAGTGATAATACATGTTTCGCACAGCGTAGGAAATTAAAGTATGATTTTGATTCTAAATCAAATTATTATAATTCATATCAATTCACTGCTCCAGGTCAGGATGAAATACTTGAGTTGAGGAATAATATAATTTTGTTTCTTGATGCACTGAAGTGGGTAGATCAAGTAGAAACTATTCAGTTGACCAATAAGGTTGATGATGAACTATTATTCTTTGATCAAACTTATGGTAAGAAGAAAAGACAGAAACAGATATGCTTACAAGCATGTGATTGGAGAGTTTTACCTGACGTAGATGATAGTTATACTGGTGAGAAGGATGAGTGGAAGAAATATAGATCAGAGTTAAGATCATTAATGATAAAGAAACCACAAGAGTTTACTAGACCACTTGATTTCTTTAAAGATATATGTACAATGAAGTGGCCAGTTGATCCTAAAACATATCGTACAGAATATCCTAACGGTCAAGATGCTAATGGTAATGCTGTTGAATATCTTAAAGCAGATGATACAAAGCAATGGGTAGAAACTCCAGTTGAAGCTGCAACAGATGTTTGGAACAGTAGGTTACTTGCTATGAATGAATTACGTGATAGTTATAATAACAGTTCACAGATTGTTAGTGCACAATTAAGAGAATTTATGAAGAAAATAAAACTAGAGGAGATGGTTACTAGTGGTATAGATTATACTAAACTCTATACTCAAGAAGAATTTGATGCTCTCGGAGAAGAATAATGACCATTAGTACAAACTATCAAGTATATGATTTAGAGACTGCTATTGGTAAGTATGCTGCAAAGATACAGCAACCTTTATTATTCCTTCGCACTACTGGATGGAATAATAGTAGTGATGTTGATAAGATAAATGCATCAAAAGCAATTTATGCTAATACTATTCCAGCAGACATGTACAATCAATTGATTAATGGTGAATGGCATGTTACTGTGTTGGATGAGTTGAGTGACATTATGCAGTTTGTTGCTGATACATTTCCTGAATCACAAGCACAAGTTGCTGATGATCCAGAGATGTACATATATTATGCAGTGTTTAATGATCAAGGACAAGTTATAGATTCCAACGAATGATATTCTCTGACACCTATACATTTCATAAGAGATATAGTATTCTCACTCGAACAGAGTTGGATGAGTATTCTGAAATGCCTTGGTTATATACACCATTGGTTGATTCACAATACGATCCTGTTACAATATCCACTGTTACCAAGGAGAATTTGAACAAAGTACTTGAATGGGAGTATGTAATTAAGTCTAGAGACGTAATTAAAAATGAGTACAAGATGCTTGGCATCATCCATACAAATGAAAATGCAATAAAATCATACGTTAGTAGGTTTGATATCTCATATGATGTACTGCGTACAGAGAAACCACATTATATTAAGGGAACAAACACAAAACATTTGAATGATGTGTGGGAGAAAATAGAAAATGTTTTAAGTATCAATAAACAGGGGCAAACTGGACCACGTTTGGTTGGTATGACACACGACCAGTATGGTACAGCAAATGGTATTAGTGTTCATGCCAGTAATTATGATCTATCATCATTTAATAGTTCACTGTTATCAGACTTGAATGAGTATAGCACAAGAAATAAAAATCATGTAGGTGGTAAGTTAACTATCTTTCCTGACAAGGTGATATTTGATATGGATTTGAGATACCCACGAGTCATCAGTGGTATGAGAAAGTATGAAAAGCAAACATTTAAGGAGATGACTGGTGAAGATATAATGTTGACGAAGAAGATCAGACCATCATTCTATCAAGGTGTGCAAAAACATATATTTGGGTTAAAACGTTACAATCTATTGACACTTGAGCAATGTGAATATATAGTGTATAACATCTATGATATGACTGCCAATGACATGTCTGATTTCAAAATTAACTTGCAGTATGTATTCTCTAGCGACGGTACTCTCACTGACATTATTTGTAGCAGGATATGCTACCAACAATTCGAATTCTGCGAGCAACCAAGAAGATTCATAGATGGTGAGGAAGGGAGTGAAGTTGATTTGAGAGATCAACCTATAGTATATAAGGAATGGTCAAAAACTGGATTAAGTTATAAAACCTGATTTTTAAGTTTTCTGTCTTTTTGAAAAAGTCAAATAAATAGTATTTTCACTTTTTTAGGAAAATGGGATTGCCCGATAAAACACAGGAAATCTTTGATAAGATTGTTAAATGGGATAGAGATCTAGTTTCTAAATTCCAGAAGAAATTTAATTTAACCGATTATCAATTACTTTGTATTTCATTTGCTAAAGGATTACTAATTGGTGCAATTTTGTTGTGATTGTTATTAATTGGGAAAATATTAGAATATTTAGTATAATGTTATTATTTGTTATTTGGTTCTATTTGTTGAATAATTATTTAAGAAATGATTGAAGAAAATGTGATATAATATTGATATTATGTCTCCTATATAATAAGATTTACCTCAAAATATGAAAGATCAGAATACTTTA